GTCGAAGTTCGGGAGAAGGAAACAGATGACGGTTGTGCATACGTTATCTACTGGTACATAGACAGGGTCGCAAAGTCCAACAAGACCATCAAAAGGGTGCAGGTCTGGGACAAGGATCAGGTGACATTCTATGTGATGGAAGACAGTGACAAACTGATCCTTGATCCTGCTGAGAAGATAAACCCAAGACCACATGTGATCTATCACAAGGAAGGTGATGAATCTGTCTATTATGATAACTTTGGATTCATCCCCTTCTTCAGACTGGATAACAACAGGAAGCAGATCAGCGGTGTGAAACCCATCAAGGATCTGATTGATGATTATGACATGATGTCCTGTGGTCTTTCAAATAACCTTGCAGACTTTGACCATCCCCTTCATGTTGTCAAGGGGTTCCAAGGTGACAACTTGGAAGAACTGGCAGTCAATCTGAAGACCAAGAAGATGATCGGTGTTGATTCTACAGGTGGTGTCGAAGTCCACACTGTGGACATCCCCTATCAGGCTAGACAGGCAAAGATGCAGGAAGACGAAAAGAACATCTACAGGTTCGGCATGGGGTTCAATTCTGCACAGATCGGTGATGGGAACATCACGAACATTGTCATCAAGTCCAGATATTCCCTTCTGGATCTGAAGTGTAATAAGTTAGAGATCAGGCTGAAGCGGTTCATGAACCAGATCCTGAAGGTTGTACTGGAAGAAATCAACAGCAAGGAAGGGACTGATTATCAGAAGAAGGATGTGTGGTTTGATTTCGAACGTGAGATCATGACCAATGCTTCTGATAACGCACAGATCGAGAAGACAGACGCAGAAAAACAGCAGGTGCAGATCAACACCATCCTTGGACTTCAGGGGATCCTTGACGATGAAACGATCATCCAGATCATCTGTGAGATCTTGGACATTGACTATGAAGACATCAAGGACAAACTTCCTGATCCTGAAGACAGGAAGGAAACAGAAGAAACAATCAACACTTTGAATCAGGTAGAAGATGAAGTCATTCGAGAAGGAAACGATCAGGAAACAGCTGAAGGATGAAAGTCAGTGTCTGAAGGATCTGGAAAAGGCTTATGAGAAAGCAAGGAAGGACTGTCAGGAACAGCTTAGAAGACTGAACAGCAGGAAGGATATGCAGAATCTGCAGTCCATCATCTACCAGAAGAAATATCAGACTGCACTTCTCAAACAGATAGATGGTGTCCTGAATGACCTGCAGACGCACACTTACAAGACTGCAAATGAATTCTTTCAGGGATCCTATCAGAATGGTTATATCGGATCCATGTACGAACTGCAGAAGGAAGGGATCCCCTTCACCATCCCCATTGATCCGAAGAAGATGGTCACAGCGATCCAGACAGACAGCAAGATCAGCAAGGATTATTACCTTGGAAAGGGACTGTCAGTCCAGAACATCAGGACACTGAAGAAGCAGATAGCCATGGAAGCCACAAGGGGAATCGCTTCAGGTCTTGGATGGTTGGAAGTCGCTGAATCCTTGGCTGTCCAGAAGCGTTTCCAGATTGACCTGTCTGACGCAATGCGGATCTGCAGGACAGAAGGGAACAGGATAAATCAACAGGCAAGACTGGATGCAGGTGATGAAGCTGTCCAGAATGGTTGTGACATCGTGAAACAGTGGGACGCAACACTTGACGGTGTGACAAGACCTGCACACCAAGAAGCAGACGGTCAGATCAGGGAATGGGGTGAAGACTTTGATGTTATGGGTGAAAAACTTCCTGCACCTTCTGTTGGTGGATCCGCTTCAAATGTCTGTAACTGCAGATGCCAACTTCTGAAGCGTCCCAGATGGGCATTGGATGAAGAAGAACTACAGGTCTTGAAAGATCGTGCTGAATATTATGGACTGGACAAGACCAAGAACTTTGAAGAATACAAAGAAAAGTTTCTGAAACTTCCACCTGTTCCTGTTCAGGTGCAGGTTCAGGTGGTGCAGGAATCTTTCAAGGATCAAATGAAAACCATTCAGGACAGGGTGAAACAACAAGGTTATGCTTCAGAAGATGACATCCACGAAGCAGGAAAATTGTTGAAGAAAAGACTGGATGAAAAAGCACCTGATCTTGAAAAAGTCAGGGAAGAATACAGGAAACTTTTGGACAAGAAGGGTGATCTTGATGAAGAAGTCAGGATCCTAAGTGAAAAGATTGATGAACTTCTTGGAACCAAGGGAAAAGACTTTGATCCATTTGAAATCCTGATGAAGTATTCAGAATCAGATACCACAGAAATTGATGCAGTTCAGGCTAAGATTGATGCTATTCTTCAGGGTAAAGAATATCAGTCCATCACTGAAAGAATGGAAGAACTGAACAAGATCATCCACAGAACATTTTATGATCACGCTAAGAACCTGAAGGACACGTTAGCAGAATTCAGGAAGATGGGAAGTCCTGATGTCAACAAAGGTGTTAAGAAATCCGCTTCCAAAGTCAGGAAGGTCTTGGTTGATGCCTTGGATTATTATCCTACAGACTGGATCCAGTATGCTATTGATAGCGGTGGGATCAAAACAAAATCTGTTAGTCGGGGATATTGCAACACCTATGAAAACCTGATTGCAATTTCTGGGTGGGGTGATGAAGATTCTTTTGGAACAGCTATTCATGAGTTAGGACACTACTTTGAAAGAAAGGTGTCCATCAATAACACCTATGTTCCTTTTGATAGAAGTAAAACGTGGTGGAAACCTTACATTGAACAGAACTATCCTGAAGGTCAGACATATATCCTTGATGCAGAAAGAAAGTTCTATGCAAGAAGGACAGAAGGTGAAGATCTTGTTTGGTTAGGTCGTGGTTACAGCACTAGCGAAAAAACAAGGAAAGATAAGTTTATCAGTCCTTACATGGGTAAGGATTATCAGGGACATGATTTTGAACTTGTTTCTATGGGTTTCCAGTACGCTTATACTGAACCTGAGACATTAGCAAAAGATCCTGATATGGAATCTTGGATCTATGGGATTTTATCTTTGTATTAAGGTGCTTATATGAGTGCATGGATAAGAGCAACAGGAACATTTGAAGATAAACATTTGACAGTTTCCTGTGTGGAAGATGGAAAGGATCTGGTCTTTCTGTTCAACAATCATTTTGATTCTGTAAAAGAAAAACAGATCAAAGATGAAATGAAAAAAAGGCACATTATAGCAGGATCCTTTTCACCTGAAGAACATTCAATGCTGAACATTAAAAATGTTCTTGAATTCCACTTCTTTGATGAACTTGTTTCCTTGGAAGTTGAAGGTGACATTGGGGAACTTCCCTATGAAGAAGGTGTTGTTTATTAAAAGACAGGTGATCACCACCTGTCTTTTCTAGTGCAGTGATCACTTGGGATCTTAAAGCAGGTTCAAATCCTGTTTGCACTATTCATCAGTGATGATGTAAAACATCTGATCCTTGGTTAATCGTGACATAACACGTAAAAATTGTATGACAGAAAGGAAATAGTAACCATGAACATGAAGGAACTGTTAGCAACTATTGAAGGACTTTCAGCGGATCAGCAGACAGCAATCCTTGAAGCCATGAAGAAGAACAAGGTCTTCACAGCTTCTGAAGAAAATCTTGATGTCAGGTATGGGAAACTGAAGACGGATCATGACAACTTAACAGCGGAACACAAGAAGTCAACAGATCTGATTGCGGAACTGCAGAAAGCAACTAAAGGACAGGAAGCGGTTCAGGGCAAGATCGCTGAATACCAGTCCACCATTGAACAGCTGAAGCAGGAAGCGGTTCAGGCTAAGACTGAATCAGCATTGAAGATCGGTCTTCTGTCTGCAGGTGCTAAACCTGATGACATTGATTATCTGCTGTTCAAGATGTCACATGACACAGACTGGAAACCTGAGTTAGGGGAAGACGGTCAGGTCAAGGGACTTCAGGACAAGCTGAAAGGACTGAAGACACAGTATCCTTCCAACTTTGAATCCAAGGCTGAAAAGAAGATCGAGGAAAAGAAACTTGATCATCCTGATCAGAAGGATTCAGTCACAGCTGATGATTTCAAGAAGATGGGTTATCAGCAGAAAGCAGAACTTTATAACACAGATCCTGAACTTTATTCAAAGTTATCAGGCAAGTAAGAAAGGAATAAACAATCATGCCTAGAACAACAAAAAGAGCAAATGTCATTGTCCCTGAAGTCATGGGTGACATGATCGAAGCGAAGATTGAAGCACAGTGCAAACTGACACCCTATGCAAAGGTAGACAACACACTTGAAGGGACTGCAGGTGACACCAAGACTGTTCCTTCTTGGAATTACATCGGTGATGCTGTGGATTTCGATCCTGAAACTGCATACGA